ACCTATCTCATTTCTAAGACCAGACAAAGGTACTGTGTTATTACCTAATGAAGCAATGATTCTATTCTGTTGTCCGGGTTTACCAGAGAACAAATCTACAAATGACTGCATACCAGCTAAATAAGACTTACTTGAAGCTGTATTAGCTAATGCCATAGATAATTTTAACAAACTATCTTCTGTCCATTCTTCACCCATAAGTTCATTATGATCTCCTATATCTCCTACTAATGCAAGTATTTGGTTGTAAGGTTCAAAGGCATCATAGTTAACCCAGACGTCACCAATTTTAATAGTTCTTGGTTTCCATCCCATGTCCATCCATGCTTGTCTTTGTTTTCTATCTGTAGGTCCATTGCCATGTAAGTTGCCACTAAGATATGCCATACTTGCCATACTTAATGCTGCTGTACCCATAGCTAATCTTCCGTTTTGGATAGCTTTAGCATTAATTAAATCTTGTTGTGAATGAATACCAAATTGTTGTAGTTCAGGTGTAGGCACCTTTGCTTTAGCTATTTGGTTAAATTCGTCAACTAAGAAATTAAAACCGGGAGTATGCTTTGCTGTTAAGTTTAAACCATTAATACCAGTTCTAGCAAATAGGAAGAAAGGTCTAGCCCAAGGTGCGTCATCAAATGCTTTAGATAAGTTCTTACCAAATCCTGTTAAAGGAGCTGTAAGTGTAGCTTCTTGTCTACTGTACTCAGCCATAGCATCTGTAACCATTCCGTTTTCATCAAAGATTTCTTTATTAAAGTTATCTTCCATGTCACGATAAAACTTATTATCAAAGTTCGCAAAGTTACTATCACCCATTTTATCAGCAGCAGCTAAGAATGCTTTTTCTCTAGCTCTAGCTCTACCTATCATTAATTGGAAAGCATCGTCAGTAGCTGCCATGATTTTAGTAGAGTAAGTTAAAAGACTACTATCATTTAAACCTCTAATCATGTTAGCTGTACGATACAAAATTTTATCTGTTACAGTACCTCTGGTTTCTGCCCAATGTCCGTAAAATTGCCATTGGTCATCCAGTACATTTCTTTCTATATATCTAGTTTTAATAGTAGAAAGATCACCAGCCCAATAACTATTTAATCTTTTTTTAAAAAATGTAAAAGATTCTGGAACTGTCTGTACCAAAGCATTTAGTGAAGCTAAACCAGCTCTGGAAGTAACCATGTCACCAGCCATTGCTCCACCTATAGACATAGCCATAGGTCTTGTGAATGTTGCACTACCTGTACCCATGATTGCTCGGATTGGTGTTTTAGGACCAGACAAAACACTATGAGTAAACATAGTACCAAACTCTCTCAAGAATGCACCAGTCATTTTCTTATCACCTTTGAAAGTACCACCTCTCATTTTCTTACGCATAAATACGTCAAGATCATCAAGAGTGTGTACACCATCAGCCATAGATATTCCTTCAAATAAAATCTTAAACAAGTCATCCCCACCTTCTTCGGTGGTTAAATCTAAAGCCATACGGAAAGCATCTATACTTTCTTGTACTGCTTTTTCATTTGCTTCTCTAGCTGCTTTCTTACTTGCTGTTACAGCTTTCTTAAACTGAGCATAAGTTTTAAAATCGCCTGATACTTGTTGACCTCTTTTTACATCTTTTACTCGTCCAAGACCAAACTCTGAAAGTTGTTGTGAAACTTCTGCACTTGCTTCTTTTCTTAGTTTTAGACCAGCAATTAATTTTTTAACAAGGTGTTGTGCTGGACCATCCACATCTTTAATATTTGTTATATCTGCTAATTCTCTACCTACTACTCCTAATGCTTGTATGTCATTAAACAAAGAAACATTGACCATATCTAATGCTTTTATGTACTCTGGTTTCACATACTCACCAATAGTAGTTCTTCTAATTTTACCAGTTTTAGGGTCTTTGAAAGCTGCTTTAAGTTGTGTTTTATCTCTAGTAATTCTTTCAAAAAATTCCTTATCAGATATCTCACTTGTAGCTCTGCCTTCATAAATCTCTCTAAACACAGTTAAATTTTCTGCAACTACGTCTTGTAATTTTTTACCTTCTTGTCTAGCAGTGGCTTCTAGTTGTGTGACAAATTTCTGGGATCTAAAATTACCCATAATCTTTTTCATTGTTTCCACTGGAGTAGCTGTTCCATTAGCTAGTTTTTCTATCAGTGAGTTAGATGTCATAGAACCTACATGACCATCTTCACTACCCCAATTATCTCTCTTTGCTTTTATACCTTTATCAACATCAGCAGCACTGTGGCTGGAGGTAGAGTTACCTAACTCTCTAGAACCAATAGGTTCATTCTTTGGAAAACGAACGCCAGCTTCTTTTGATTGTTCTTTAACTTCTTCTCTTACCTGTGCTTCTACACTATCTCTTCTTGATTGAGTGTACTCAGCAAAATTACTTCTTAAATCATCAATATCTAAATCAGCTACGTTTCTAACTCCTTTACCAAGCGCAGTTAAATCTTCTGGGTTAGCAGAAAGAACTTCATTTTTTATTGATGAAAGCTCTGAACGTATTGGTGCAAGGTCTTTTTTTAAAGCATCTTTTAAAGCACCTCTTTCATCATAAACTCTTTTACCAGCTTTTACTCCTTTCTGAGCTGTCTTACCTAGGGCTTCACCAGCTAGTCTAGCTACAGGAAGCATCTTAAATAAAGTTGCATCAAACACAGCACCTATACCCATACCTTCTACAATGTGTTTAAACTTTCTCATTAGAGGTCCGTCTGTTTCACCTGTAGCAAATGGTGTATCTAGCCATGGATAGCGTTTTTTTAAAGTTCCTGTTATATTGTCTTGGTTTTCGTTCTTAGCAAAGGTGTCATATTGTAAACCAATTAAAGCACCATCCTTCATAGTCTCAGCTAGAGTAAGGGCTTTTCTACCTTTAGCTCCTCCAGATATTATCTTTGCTGCTCCACCTCCAACCTTGGCAAGTTTTCCTGCACCACCGGTCAGACCTATAGTCATACCAACTTCTGCAACAGACTCAACAACACCACCCCACCATGTTTTAGTGACAATAGGGTCGCCGTCTCCGTACATAAATTGATCCCATTCAGTTTGATATCCTTCTTCCGAAGCCATCTCTTCTTCCATCTCTCCATTAAAAAAGTCAATAACTCTTTCAGGTGCAGTGATGATGTTACTAGCAGCTTTTCTAGCTCCAGACCCAGCTCCGATAAATGTATCGGCTACGTAGTCTCCTGCTGTAGGACCTTCTTTTGCTTCTTCTGGAGCTGTAGCTTCTTGAGCTACTACTTCTTTTTCTTCTTCAAGATTTTGATTGATGCCGTTTTCTATATCGGCAGCTTGTATGTTCTGTACTGCCTCGGCAGTTTCCTGTTCATTTAAACCTACACCAGAAACTCCTATTTCTAGTGTGGGGTCGAAGTTGTTTTCTTCATTCATTAGTTACCTCGGTAAATATTAGCTGTAGGGACAGCCAATAAACCGTGGTTACTGGTCTTGTCTGACTAAAGCTTTTTTATTAAAAATGGATGTTTTAACGTTTGGTTGTTCAGGACCACCTTTTACAGAGCCTGCTTTAACGTCTTCTTGTAGTTTTTGTAATTCCTGTAAAATTCTTGCTCTTGTTATAGTTGAGCGAGTAGGGTATTTATAAACAAGTTCTTGTACTTCTTTACTATGTTCTTCTTTTTTCTCTTCTTGTTTTACTTCCTCACCTGTAACATGTTGCAACTGTGAGTTAGCTAAGTCAACAGGATTAACTCCCATTCTCATTGCTAAGTCTTTGTAGTAGTCTGGTATATCAGAAGATTGTTTTAAAGGTGTTTGACCCCAAGCAATTAATTCTTTTTGTGAACCTTGAGTAGCACTGACTTTTTTCTTTTTCCAGTTACCACCACCAGATTGTGTCATACCATTCTGTATTAATCTACTATAAGAACCGTCGCTAGTTTCAGTATCAAAAGTTTGCATTCTTAATACTTCGGTAGGATTATTTAAAATAGTTTCTACAGCAGCTACACCAGCTTTAAATCCATCTTCAGGTCTGCCTACAATTTTGCCATCGCGTACAGTAGCTTGTGCGTAAGCATTATTAAATGTTTCTTCTAAGTTTCCGTACAGTGTTAACCATTCAGGTGATTTAGTATCTGTTTCTCCAAATGATTCTTCTGTGCCTCTATTAGTATATCCACGTAAATACTGTGCTGCTAACTTATGGTCACTAGAACCGGGAACCATAGCTCCACTAGATATAATCTTATCTTTATGTTTGTTGTACATTTCTGTACTAAGATTCTTAGCTTCAAAATCATATACACCACCTTGGTAGCGTACTGATTTCTCTATCATATCTTCGGCTTGCCAGTCGTCCATATGTCCGCGTAAAGCGTCAGCTATTTCGTTAGGAACATAACCATCATATTTCTGTCTGTAGGCATTCATCATTATTGCTTTTTCATCGTTTGTAGCATTAGGATTACCTTTAATCATTTCTACATCAGCAAGAACATCTGCCTGTCTTTTATCTTCTCTAGCTTGAACACCTTTAGAATTAGCAGAAACTAACTCACCTTGTAAACCGCTCCATTCTTTCCATGAACCCATAGTCTTAGTAGAACCATCACGAGCTGTTATTTCGTGATTAACTATAGACATAGCTTCACCATAAGAGATTGCATCTTGTTCAACTAAATTAACTAAATTCTCTGCAAAAGCTGTTCTGCCTGCTCCAATAGTAGTCCTATTTCTGGCTGCATATCTTGCTGCCCAGTCATGTGCAAGTTGGTGTCCGTCTTCTGGGTTAGCAGTGACAAATCCTACTTGTATCATTCTACTATCAGAAGCTGCTACTTCTGTTTGATAGTTAGCTTCTCTTTCTACAGCTTGTTTTTTTCTTCTATTTGCATCAAACTTATCTATTTCTGGTTTAACTACACTAGCTACCATTGCTGGGTTTAGTCCTGCAAACTGTTTAGCATACTCAAACTTGATCTTTGTATCTAAAGCTGCCTGTTCTTGTAGTGATAGGTTATCCATATGTCCAACAGACACTGATTGACCATCTCTAATAACATCTATCTTGGTAGTTTCGTAAGCTTGATAAACATGCTGATCGTAGTCTTTAGCTTTTTGTAAAGCATATTGTTCTGCAACCATATACCTTTCCCAACCAGACATCTTACGAAATTCTTGAGCGGTGATACTGTCATTGGTTTCGGATTCTATTTTAGATGCAAACTCTTGTATAGCTAAATCATCTTCAAATAACATTTCTTTGTCGCCTCTAAACTGTGCTTCCAGTTCTGGGCTAATACCGTTAGTAAGAATGTCTAAAGATATTTCTGCTTCTCTATCTTGTCTATACTTTTCTTGTTTCTTTTGTAAATAATTACCAAATGTAGAAGAAAGGTCAGCTAATCCCTGAAACATTTTAGCGTCATTTTTTAGCTTATCTTCACCAACTTGTTGTAGCTGTTGAAAATATCTTTCTTCATTTTGTTGTATTTGTCTGTCAGATTTTTCTTGTTCGGGAATGATGTCCACGATTTCTTCAGGGTTCACTGACTGACCCGATATATTATATTGTGGAATCATAGTTAATAACTCTGGAATGTTCTAACAGTATGACCAAAGGTAGGGTCAACAGTAGCAGTATAAGGCATACCTCCTGCAAATCCGCTACTAGCAATTTGAGCTGGTGGCGTACTTCCGGGACCCATAGTATTCTTAGGCATACCTTCTAGACCAGCACCTAATGCTTGACCCATGCCCATCATTAATGTCATACCTACGTTCTCCATTTGTGGTGGTGGGGGAGCAAAGTCTTGTACAGGTGCAACAGCAACTTTACTAAATGATCTATTAAGAGTACCTTTTAGTTGTCTATTAGTATCTGCCATAGCTTCTTTAGCATCAAACCTAGCAGAGGCTAAAGCTCTTGATCGCATAGCTTGACTCATACCAAGTTGACCTTGATTCATAACTAACTGTCTCCTAACTGATGCGCCTCTTACACCACGTTCAGCAGCAGAGGCTTCTATTGCACCTTCGTTAGCTAACATCTTTTTAAAGTCCTCTTGATTCTGTAGAATCGCCATTGACCTTGCTCTATTTAATTGTATGTTAGTCCTAGTATATGCTCGTTGAGCTGCAATGTTTGCTAGGTCTACCTCTTGTTCAAATTGTACTTTCTTTGATTGATAAGTACTTCTTGTTTGCATCCACTTACGTTCTCTGACTTTAAGTTGATGTGCGTACATTTTACGCTTATGTTTGTTGTTCGCGGACGCTTGGGCTGCTCCGCCTACTGCGGATACTGCTGGTCCTATCGCTGCTGGACTGCACACGGCAAAATTCTATAAAGGATAAATTGTTTGGTCCGTAGGGAAATCTTCTTAAAAATTTAAAACCTAAAAACCTAAGTAACTTAATATGGACTTTGTTTCTTTCGTCTACAAAATTCCACAGTAACTTGTCTTGTCTTGAGTTCACATACCGTTTTGCTTCTCTAGCAAAGGTATGAGGAAATGTTAAAATAGCTGGGGTACATAGCATCCAAACTTGTCCACCTTCGTAGACGCCTGCAATGCCACATATCTCATTATCTGGGTTAGTAAAATAAACTGACTCAGAGTTATGTACTCCGACAACCAGAGCATTTAAAGGGTCATGTCCATGACCTTCTTTAACTTCCCGATAATCATCAGGGAGCAAATTAGAAGCTACATGAAGTGCAGCCTCTACATTCGCTTTGTGGATGTATTTACTCATTTAATGCGTGTTGTAATTTATCCAAGGTATCTTGCATCCAAGACTCCCAAGGATTACCTAAGGGTAGTTTCATACCTTTATACATACGGTTTTTCTTTAACCACTGTATGTATATACGTAATTCTTTTTCGGTAAGGGGGATGTTATACACGTTGATAGAAATTGTTATTATAAACTCCTTCCCATGATAACGTATGAAAGTTAGCAGGAGAGGGATGGGTTGATTTGATTACTAAAGTAGCGTTTATATTTCTGTCATATATAGGTACTGTTCTTAAAAGATTATCTTCAAATACAGTTGTTCTGTTAGCTAGTTGTCTATCTGCCGGTGTTACTTCAAATAATTCTGTATAGTCGTCTCTACCAACTCTAGATAGTGTAGTTTCATAAATACCTATAGGTCCGAATCCAAGTTTAACTCTATGTAATATAGTATTAGCTCTTGTATCAGCTCTAAAGTTTTCTCCAGTTCTAGTTACATAGTAGATAGTAGGCATGGTAATTGACATAGTATATAGATAACCTATATAAAAATTTTGTCCTGTCCAGTCTCCGGGTATTTCTAAGTCACCGTTATTATCAACTGTTACCTCTGCATAATTACCAATAGTTAATGGTGTATTAGCAGGGTCGTCTATATCATATGCTGCTATCTGACCTACACCATTAAGACCTGATGGTTTTGAAAATGTAGTTTTACCACCACTATAGGCACTAGACGCTAAAGATGTTACAGGCATTAAGTAGTCTAGATGTACTCTGTCATCATTTAAAGCAACAGTATTACTATCCATTCTTATAGAAAACTTTAACAACTCACGTGACGAACCGTTCTCCATCACTACAAACAAAGCATCATCTTGCATACAATGATACTTAATAGTTCCCGGTAATGTCCATCTAAACCAAGCCGCTAGTTTTCTTTCAGTAATTTGGTCAAAATATCTATAACCATATAAGGTAGATTGATTATTTTCACTAAATAAAATTATAGAGTTTTCTCTAGAGTTACTTATTAATGATAAATCGTTTTCAAATAGCGTAGATACAACCGCACTCTGTTCTATAACTTGTGGTTCACCTTCTCTCTGTACCTGTGCCATTTCAAAGAATCTAGAATGCTTACCAGCATTGTCTAAGAAACCTAATGTAGTACCAAGAGAAATAGGGTTAGTTTTAAAATTAAAATTATAAGTAGAAAGAGAGTTGATCTTAGCTGTAAGTGGACTGAATGTATCACTATCTGTAGTGAGCATGAATTGTTGGTTTTTACTGAATAAAACTAAACCAGTATTTACCTGTATGCCATCATATAAAACTGCTGGGTATTCTGAACTAGCAGCTATATCAATAGGGTCACTTGCTATTAACTGTATAGCAGACTTAGCAAAGAAGTTAGTAAAGTCTCCCGGACGTGTCATAACTATATGCTCGTCAGATAGAAGTGCAAATCTGTTTCTGAAAAACATCATCTGCGTAATAGGTCTATCTATAAAAGAAGGTTCTGGGTTAGTTACATCATCACCTACTATAGCGTTGTCCCATTGTGGAACTGGATAGCTTTTACCAGCAATAGTATAGTTACCACCTTTCTGTTCTGTAAGTCTAAAGTTACCATCAGCAGTTCTAATAAGAATTACTGGCATAGTAGTTTCGTCAAATGATATAGCTCTACCCGGCTTAGCACACTCTTCCCATGTACCCTCGCCATCTTTATCGTTGTTACCAAAGAACTTAACAAAATGATTGTCCTCATCAGCAACACTATTAACAACCTCTACAACCATCCCGTGCCTGCACTGAGTGGGGAGATCACCTACATCGTTAACTTTACCAGCAACAACGTTTAACAGCTCTCCTACGGGCGTAGAGGCGTTGAATACGCCAGTTCTTTTTATATGGAGTCCTGTACCAATTTGTGTACAAGTAAATCCATTACCTGTATTAGTATCGTTTCCAGTAATTTCTTTTCTTATATCTCCTATAATACTCTCAGCAGTAATAGTAGTTTCTGTGTCAAATGGAGTAGGTTGTGGTCTAACAAGAGCTAAGTTTGCTTGTACAATAGACTCACTAGATTCTTCTATTTCTACTTTGTAATAGGCATCTGCCATAAATACATAGAAATAATCTCCTTCTCTCCAACCTTCACCACCATGAAGTAGATCGTATGTTGTAGTATATCTAGCTTGATATACAGTTGTTTGACTGCTTCCAGAACCTTCTGTATATGGAACTGACTGTCCAGTTGTAGCTATACGGAAATATAAATTCGTTCTATTTTGTTGACTGCCATTATTATTAGAATCAAAAACGTTAACTTGATAGCTATAGTTTGTATCTGTAAAACTGCCATCAGCTTTTTCACCTCCAGTAGCTCCAGTGTCTGTAAGAGTTTTATTACTATCTACTGAAAAAATACGTGTAGCTACGTTAGGTGCAAAGGCATCTCTTCCATCTTTAGCTTCTGTTCCACATCTAGCATTACCACTGTTACCTCTTGATGCATGGTCTCTCATGTGAAATGTACTATCACAGTAGTTGTTACTAGAGTTAACCATAGTCACGTTAATACGTGTAGCTGTGTGAACTGATTGAGTAGCGTTAGTATCAAATATATTTACGGCGTACTGTTTTGCGTAAGATAATGTTTTTAGTTCAATAAATATTTCTTTTAAATAATCTCCTACAGGTTCTAAATCAGCAGTATCTCTTTTCATCTCTGCGATAACATTTCTGTTACTTATATATGTAAAGTCATTTAAAGTCAGAGTCTGAATCATATCATCTGCTGAGTGCTTTAGATATTTATTACCTGTAGTATCATCATCATATGTATATAAATTATTTGATGCTCTTGTACCAGTATCATCTACTACATTTTTAGGATTACCAGTTAAGCAATCCCACATTTTAACAGTACCATCTTGTTGTACTTGTCCAACATACTGTTCTGCTTCATCTCTGTAGTAGTGAAACCATTTACCGGTAGCTGTAGAACCTACTAGAGTTTTCACAAACTTACCAGCCGGTCTCTTTAGTAATCCCTGTGTAACATCAGGAATTGCATTTAGCATGTCTTTTACCTGACCGGGAATCTTTTGTTCGTCAGGCTGTTGGGATATACCAGCATTCAGACTATGTATAGTTTGTGTAACGTTTGCCATTATCTAATAAGTGCTTTGTATGGTTGATAAGCTCTATAGTTAGTCTGCTGTGGGAAGCCCATAAAGTTATGGTCGCCCTGTTCTGTCTCAAATTCCATAGCGTTAGCTCTAGCTTGTTGTTCTTCTAACTGAAGTAACTTAACTAGATCACCATTAGAAACGAGTTGTGTAGCAGCACGCATAGATGCTCTTGCAATTATGTATCTCTGTATAGCTGGAGGTACATCTGTGAATGGATATAGTGTAACAATGTCAAGGTAATATTCCCCGGTAAATACATCTGTTTGATTTATCGTGTCGAATAATTTACCATCTTTCTTTACAACATTAGTTGCTCTGTCAATCTGACCATCACTAATATCATAAAGTATTGCATTACTAGGTACTACATAGTTACCTTGAGCATCAGGAGATTTTTTTACTCTGTGCTCTGTGTTAAATGTCCATCCTATTGTTTGGACATCTTTGTTTACTTCACCAAGTAGGTTAACTACAAATGCTATCTCTGGATTTTGTAGTGAATTACCTGTGATGTTAGTAACAGGAGATTGACCAATGCTACCCAAGATAGAGTTCACTGCGGATAGTTCGGTATCGGTGCTTATTTGAATAGCCATAAAAAAAGGGAGCCGAAGCTCCCGTATAAAGAATAAATTAACCGTTCTCTGGGTATGTTGTACCGAACGCTGTTGGTGCTGTTGCTCCAACGTATAGTTCAACGGCTGCTGCTGGGTTAAGAAAATCTGCTCCCATAGCTAGACGCCCTAATATCACATCGCCTTGGTAGACAACTGAAACGTCTCCAGAAGTTACCTGAACCTGAGGTCCGATAGCTTCTACAACCCCTGCGGCTTCCTTCTGGAAGATCAAACCACATGACTTAGCGAAGTCTGTGCTGTTACCGTAGTTGTTGTTTAGTCCTGTTACAGACTTTCTTCCGTCAACCATTGCTGTGCCGACGTGATCTCCTAAGTTAGAAGGAGAAGTCTCACCTGTAGTTCCGCCATAAGCTACACCATGTTTAGCTAGGAATGGTATATTCATTGACTTGTAGATATTAATACCTGCAATTTCAATGATTCCATTACCTGACTGTAATGCTGAACCTTGTACGTCTCTATTGATAAGACCGTTAGAACCTATGTCCTGTATAAGTGCGTAGTACTGACGAGGGTTTAGTACGGCTACTCTGCCATCACTTGAAACTCCTTTTTCGTCTAGTGCTGCTGCTGCATCGTAGAAAGCATTTACGAGACCACCTGCGCTGTAAGCATCAGAATCATTAGTTGTTGTACCAACTCTAATCTGTGTTCCGCCGGGCTCTTTAAAGTTTGTCTTTGCTACAGGAGAAGCCTGTCTAGCACCTTTTGCAATAGCTCTAAAGATGAGTCTGTCATACTTCTCTGCTAATGCGTATCCAATCTTCTTGGATATTTCACCACGTAATTCGTAGTGTGCAAGTGTCTCGTCTAATTCATAAACGAATGCACTTGAGATAAGAAGGTCATCACATGTGATTGTCTTCTCTGCTACTGGAGGTGCACCGTCACTGTTACCTAAGATACTGTTTCCGGGAGTATGGAACTCAGCAGTTGTTCTACCTGTGTAGATGAACTGAAGACTTTTTCCATTCTTAAGTGTTCTCTTCATTACCATGTTACGAGCTATTGACTCGTGCTGGAATCCTTTGAACATCTCTCCACTGAACAATTTAAGGTAGAGTGCACGTGCATCACCAGAACTATTTAGCTGACCCTGACGTGTAAGTGAGGTAGGGTTAGCTGAACTCTGTTGAGCCATGATTTTTTCTTAAAAAGTAAGGGTATATATTGTCGTTCCTAGATCTAGAATGTTGTCAGTCTTAATTGGTCTAACGTGAGACTGGCACGTTTGTGGTCTTTTCCCACCGTCGACGGCTTAAAGGTATCCTCCTCGGAGGGCTTTAGCCAAATTGAGTAGGGAGGGTTTGCACCTCCCCTGTTCGGCTTAACCGATTACTCTTGTGTAAGCAACGCCACGATATACGAAAGTAACTTTCATGGTTATCTCCATATACTAAGCCCCGTTCCATGCTTAGTCGTCATGCGTCCCTAAAGGGATGAACGTACGATCATTAGGAAAATACATCTTAGGATTATATTCAAATGTGTCAAATGCCATACTAACTCTTGGTGTTACAGTTGGATTAGGTTCGACCCAATGAAAGAGTCTAGAATTAAAAATCGTCAGCGTGCCAATTTTATTATCAACTGGTCCACTGTTTGCATAATGTGTTTTACTATCCTCCGGTCCACTAAGATATAAGTTTCCAGATGTTCTAACAACATCGCTATGTCGAACGTTGTCGTGATGATGCGGTGATATCCCTTCTCCTTGTCTAAAAATATTTGACCATACTCTTATGTATAGATTAGGAAAAAGTTTTGATAATTTTGGTATTAATATAGAACCACATGTCTCTGAGGTCAACCAGTTATATATCATAAAACGTCCAGTAAGAGAATCAGGAGAAGTGCCATTGTACATGTCAGGTCCCATGTCTTTTACTGTTTGTTCCTTGTCAAATATATAATTCTTTATAGTTGTTGCCTCTTCATTTGAAATGAAGTTGTGTATTATTTTCATGGTGGTTAGTCTGCCAGTGTCTAGTGACACCGGAAATGATAAAGAGATTAGTTATCAGAGTTATCATCGTCAGAAAGTTCTTTATCAGTTTCTTTCTCTTCTTCTTTTTGAGGAGCATAGTAGGTGATGCTTGCTTTCATTACGGATGACTGATGTGCCATTATCTTTTCTTTGCAGTTCTAGCTGAACGTTTAAAGTTGGCTTTAGTAGGAGCACCTTTAGCTCCGGGTTTTCTCATCTTCTCACCAGAGCCAGCAGCAATGCGCTTTCTCTTAGCGTGGATGTTTGCGTATAATCCTTTCTTAGCAGGCATTATCTATACCCCTTTTTCTTACCACCTTTGCTACCTTTACAGGAGCCTTTGCCTTTGTGTGCCATGTTAACATTTCCATTTACGAAGGGCAAGTGCCTTACGTGTAGGCTTGCCGTTTGGTTTTTTCATTGGTCCTTTTACTCCGCCCATCCGGGCACAGAAGGAACGCTTGCGAGCTCCTCCCTGAGGC